AAAACTTCAAGAGTAGAGTTAGCTGGTATTGTAACTGTTGAAATTAATTTTACGTTTTCATTTGTTTCTGTATCTGATGTATCAGATTGCATATTTACAGATGCCGTAACAGAGGCAGTGTGAACATTACACAGTAAAAGACCAACAATAATTGTTTGTGTCGAACTTGGACATGTATAAATTGTTAATGGTGTTCCTGCACTAGCCGGCATTGCTGCATTTGTTTTTACTTTAAATGTGTTAGCCATTTATACTCCTATCCTAAAGCTATTGCCAAAGCCGCTGCTTGTGGGTCGGTTTCAGATATTGTACCTGTAACTGACATGGTACTTGTAATTGCATTTGAAGAAATATTAATTTGAAATAACTCCACATTATCTGATCCGTCATTAATTTTTACTTTCAATACACCACTTGTGCCATTATCAACCCAAATTGTGCCTGTTGTAACTGATCCAGGTGCAGAAGAACCAATATGTGCTGAATTTAAAGCACTTAAAATATTATTTAGTTCAGTACGAAAAGAACTAAATCCTTGGTTTGCTAGACTTACATCACTTACTTGAGCCATTTATCCTCTTTTAGTTTATTAAGACGAGCTTTGCAACCCAAAACCTTTTGCAATATAATCAAAAGTTCTATCAACAGCAGAACCAGAAGAATTGGCAAAATTGATTGTAAAGCCCGAAACTGTTTTATTTGTTATGGTAAAAATATCACCTGTTTGTAAATTTTGTGCTGCAATACCAATAGAAGGTACTTGAAAAAAAGCATTTGCATAAGTAACAACTTTTGAACCAGAAGATGTTGCAACATTACTTTCACCTATTGTGCGTTCTTCCATATTTAACTTAATTACTATATTTTTTACATTACTTGAAGTTTGGTCATCATCATTTGTTAGTTTCAATCTAAATTTTGCAAATCTGAATTTAAATGTTGCAGATTGTGTAATATCAACAAAGTTTGTGCAATTTGCCAATGATGTTGTTGATGTTGCAATTTGAACTCTATGAAATGCGTGTATCTGTTCAGTACCATCAAATGGTGCTTTTGCTTCATCAAAAAATAATGCACCTCTTCCACTATCAAATTTATCGTATGGGTTTTCTGCGTCTAATGTAATTGAAGGCTCAATATTGCCATCAAAAATTTCAGATAAAGACAACGAATTCGTAAAATTATAAAAACCTTTTGCGTCTCTGTTTGAATTAAAAAATGTTGGATTAGATGTATTATCAGTACCGCCTAAATCAAAATCACCACTTGGCGAATCAAAATTACCGCTTGTATCATCAAAATCTGTAACAGTATCAAGTGTCAGTATTACATCGCCTGATTCGTCAATTTTTACAGCCAATGGTAATGATGTATCCATTTGATCTTGTGCTGTGAAAACGTCTGGTGTTTCAGTAAATGTAGATATTTGTTTGTATGCTTGTATATCTGAAATGTTTGTAGATACGATTGAAGCCTCAGCAGATGTGTTTGAATTTTTGTCAACAGCTTTTATTAAATAGGAACCGGTTCTTGCTGGAACTATGGCAAAATCACATTTTCTACGCGTACATCTAACAAGGTTTGTTGAATTTAACCATTGTGCACCAGATGTTGTGTTTTGATATCGTATTTCGTAAAATGAAATATCTAAATCAGATTGTTTGCTTGGTGGAGTCCATGTAAGTTTCATGTGATCTTGTCCATGCATTTCAACAGCAAAATCTTCAACATTACTTGGAACTTCTACACCACCGACTATTGTTCTTGTTGCTGATGTATACGCAGAAGCAACACCGAGAGTATTTACTGCACGAGCTCTAACATTATAAATTGCGCCATCGACAACATTAAGCATTTCATAATTCAATTGTATTCCACGACCAATAACTTTAAAATTTGTTTCAGTAGATTTTTTAGCTTCTACTTGATATTCTCTTACAAACTGATCTGTTGAGGCACCAACTAAAACATTTAATCTGGTAATAACAATTCCGTCTGCATACTCGACTAATTCATCTGATAATGTCAAAGAGGCTGGCGCAGAAATAACATTTGGGTTTGCTAATGTTGTATCTGGTATAGTTGCAACTGCAGATTGTGTTGCAAATGTGTAAAAATTGTCCTGATGTTCAACAAGATTTAAATTTACTGTTTGATCTTTATTTAATGTAATACCTACTACCCTAAATGCCTTGGCAGAAAAGCCAGGTGTTGCATGTGTAACTGAAACAATATCACCAACAATCAAATTCATAGCTTCACCTGTTGCTTTTAAAGAAACACGCAAACCATTACGAGATCGTCTTAAAATTATTTCTGCATGTTCTTGTGCTTGATGAAAACTTGTAAGCGATTGTAAACTAAATCTACCTTCTAAAAGTTCACCTCCGTCTGCAGTTTTCATAGTTGCATGTTGATCTGCAGAGGCAAGCGAACTGTCATCATTTGGAGGAAATGAAGCTGTGTTATTTCTAAAACCCAAATCAACATCTGGGAAATCAATTAATACTCTGTTATATTTTGTTTTTTTATCTTCCGATTGAACTTGAATGCCACCTAAAATATCTTTTTCAGTTAGTGTAAGAATACTTGAACCTGTACTTTCAATAACCAATCTGTATTTACCACCGGCATAAGAAAGTAAACCACGACAACCAAGTAAAAGTTCTCTAATATTATTTAAAACTTTTGCCCTTGTGTCTAAAACAATATTTGTATCAAGTAAATTTATCTGTGTGCCTGTTGAATTATCAATCGGATCAGTAACATTTGAACCTGTTGGTGTTATGTTTGTATCAGCAACTTGTGAGGCTGTATAAAAACTAGGTATATCTATATTTGCTATGGGAACACCTTTACCAAATCGTGTATTTTTTAAATAATCTAATAAAACAAATGCTGGGTTGGCTGAATATTGATCTGTGCTTTCACTACTAGAACTATTAAATGTACTTATTTTGCGCCCTTGAATAAGAGATGTTATTGTTGGAACTCTTGAAAATACATCTGGGTTAAATCTTAATTCAATCGCAAGATAACCAACACCTCGTAATCTGTGGTTTGAAGTCCAATCCGATAATGCATTATCTAACAATGTAGAAGCAACTTGATCATCATCGCCATCAAAAAATTGCATTTTAATATGTGATTGAGTTGTTGTTGTGCCATCGTCATTTTGTTTATCAGCAAATTTGCCATAATATAATGTTTGATCTGTAAAACTGCTTGGTGATGTAGCGCCAGAACTATCACTTGTATTGAAATCAGTTACCTCAACATCATCTAAAAAAATTTTTTTACATGCATTTAATTTACCCTCGCCAAGAACAAGAGCAATGTATAAAAATTCATTATTTGAACTTGTTTGAACAAAAACCAAAGTACCACCAACTTTACGCATTCCATAAATAAGTGGTATTCCCAAAGAACTTGATTGTTTGTTTACTAAAATGCCATCTGTTCGTGCAGTCGGATCATTAAAGCCTCGGTCAAAATCAGGTATGTCTGGTATTGGAATAACCCAACTAACAATATCTTCAACAATATCAACTATACCGCTTATGACATCATCGACAATATCAATGACATCACCAACAATAGGTATATCGCCGACATCATCACACATTATTGTACCTCCAGTTTTTACCTGTTTCTGTAAAACCTATTTTTTTTAAAATCGGATCAAGTTTGAATTCAGTTGTTATTGATAAATTTATCGGATCATCTTTTGCAATCTTTTTTACACCATTAATTAAATTTCTAAAGATAGTAAAATTTCTGTGTTCAGGCAAAACATAAATCCATTGAATATTGTATAACGGATTATCGCTATACCAAAAAACTGTTTTGAAAAAACCAACAGAACCAATTATTTTATCATCTTTACTACAACAAATTATTTTACCTTTTTCTACAATCTTATCTAATAAAGCAAAAATTTTTTCTTCAGAAAGATTTGGTAAATTTTGACCTCTTAATTCTCTTTTAAATTTTTTACCTAATTCAAAAAGTTCGTCTAAGTCTTTTTCATTTGCTTGAAAAAATTTATAACTATCCACTATTACCCCACTTTAAATCTTTTATAATCTGATCGGCAAATTCAAAACCTTTATCGCCACTAAAAAATCTTTGTTGTGTTGAATTATTTGTAATTCGTCCATTAATTTGAGAAGCATTTGCAAAATAACTTTCAATATCTAATTTTAATGTTGCTGTTGTAGTGCTGTCAACGATTTGAAATGAGTTTATAAAACCGTGATATATAAGAAACGGATCAGCAATAATTGCATTTGAACTATCTAAAAATGCTCTAAATATTTTTACTTCATCATGTATTACATTATTATTTAAAACCAAACTTATGTAAGTTTGATCAACACCTGTTATCGTAAGATTTATACGAGATATGTTTACGCCTTGACTTTCATTTACAGTTGTTACATCTAGTAAAACACCAGATGATAAATATGTTGTAGAACTGCCAGAAATACTTGAAGTTAAATCAAAACTATTTTCGGTAAAAGCTAAATTTGTAGAGCCAAGTGTTAAATTTACTAAATGAACTGCATTTATATTTTTAGTTGCAAGTTCATTTACGACTGCTGTTGTCAATCCCCTTGACATTATATTGCCTCAACAACATCAAGTTCATAATTAAATAAAAGTTCACCATCTTTGTTATTTGAATTACTTGCGAATTCCTGCATATCGTTTGTCAATCTCACAGTTATTGGAACACTATCAAATGTTATTGCAGAGCCACTTATTGTTTCTTTTAAAGGTGGTTCTATTGTTAATGTTCCAGAAGATATGTCAGAGTTATCTGTAACGACCATATAAATTTTATTATGACTTGCAAATTTAATCAAATCACCAGCCAACAAACTTCCAGATCTTGTGCCACCAAGTGTTATAGAAGTTGCACCAGCACTAGCTGTACCTGTTGGTGATCCTGCAACAGAACCTTTTGCACTGCCTATGTATTCTGGTAATGTAATTGTAAAAGTTTCTTTGCGTGATCTTTGTTTCATAATAAACGCAATCAATGGGTTTATTTGTGTTCTTGATTTTAAAGGAAATGAAAGTGTTAAAGAAAATTTTTGTCCGTCAACCTGTCTTGTAAATTGTGTACCGTCATCAGCTTGCGAAACTAAAGTTTTTTGATTTGATTTAAAATTTAAAGCTTTAAATTCTGTTAATGGTAAAGACCCACTCATACTAGTACAGGCCTTCCTTTATCAGTTACAGCTTGATTTATTAAATTCACAATTGTTCCTCTTTCATTGGTTAATAATGCTCTAAATCCTCTAGTGTCAACTGCATTTATTGTAAAATTAACATTAACAACACCACCCATGCCCATTTTATCATTTGGTATTATGTTGCCAGATTGATTTGGTACAAACATCTCTGGACCTTTTTCACCAACTATAAATGGTTTGCCTTGAGATACAGGACCACCTTTTTCTCTAAAACTTGTTGATTTGATTTGAGCAACTAATGCTAAACCTTTTGCAACTGTAGCCGCGGCCGCGATTGCACCAAAAGGAAAACCACCAAATCTTTTAAATGCCTCTGCTGCAGCTGTGTATGTATTTACAGTTGCCTCTGCAATTCTAACTGCTTTAAATGCACGAAATGCAGTTTTATTCATACCAGATAATATTTCAAGTGCTGCTCTAGACTCTGAAATTGTATGGTCTTGCGCTTCTTTTCTTATACGTGCTTTCTGTTCTTCAAGTGCTTTTTCACCTTCAATTCTTGATCTTGCATATTCCTCGTGTATCTTTTTCATGTGTTGAAAATGTGCTATTTCTGCATTTATTTCATTGATCTTTGTTGTGTTATATATTTTTTCTCTTTCAGCCTGTTGATCGTGAAATATTTTTATTGAGTCAATTTTATTTTTATCAAGAATAGCTTTTATTTCTGCAGCTTTTTTTTCTTCTTCTGCAATTTCTTTTTTTAATCCATCAATAGTTTCTTTTAAGAAATCTAAATTACCATCACTTTTTGCATCATTATTTTCATTAACAGCATCTGTTTCTGCTTTTAATGCTTTTGCTATTTTCATTATTTGATCTTCGTAAACAGGGTATGCGTCTTTGAAAATCTCGTCGTTTGCTATTTTAAATTCTTTTATTTTATTTTTTGTATCTTCAATTATGTCTCTTTGTTCTTTTATTTGATCTGCAAATTCTTGTATTTTTGTATCTTCGCCATACTGATCAATTAATAATTTTAATTGAGCTTCTGCCAAACCAAGTTGATTTTTATAATGTTCTAACTGTTCGTTATTAAATGCTATTGCTTCACTTGCGGTATCAAAATCACTTGGTAATTTTCCCAACCTTTCAAGTATTTTATCAAATTGTGAAATTACGATTGCCGCTCCAGCAATAAATAAATTTCTTTTTATGGTTGCATTGAATAACAACATAGCAGAATTTGCTTTTAAAATACCACCAGCCAATCCAATAAATACACTAGCAATCTTAAATGATATGAGTAATTTTATTGACTCAATTAATAAATTAAAATTATCTTTTAAAAAAATTACTGTATCTGCACCAATCTTAACAGCTTGTGCCAAACCTTGACCAAGAGAAACAGCTATCTCGTCTAATGTTTTTGAATTATCTGCCAAGAATGTATCTAAATCTTTAAATTGTTTTTTTAGTTCTGGAAAAAAACCTGCTTCTAAAATTGTCTTTTTAAAACTAAAAAATTTATCGCCAATCATTGAGAGTGTACCCTCGAATGTATTTGCCAATTCATCTGTTGCTTGACCAAATCGACCACCAGAGCCAAATACCTTTTCAAATGCTTCAACAGTTTCTTCTATTGATACAGTTGCACCGGCTTTGAAACCAAGCATGTTTCTTACACCTTTTTCTCTAAATAAATCTGCCGCGCCTATTCCTGCACTAAATGATCTTTGTATTTGTTCCGATGCAGTTCTAAAATCAAGTCCTGTAACAGCTGCAACATTACCTGTAATTTCAAGCATGTTTTGTAGATCATCTGCATTATCTGTTACTGTTGCAAGAATACCAGAACCGGCTTGTATTTCTTCTAGTGAAAATGGTACACGAGAAGCAAACTTGACCATATTATCAAATGCCTTTGCACCTTCATTTGTGTCTTTTAATAAAAATTTTAATCTTGTTTGTAAATTTTCAAGTTCTTTACCTGTATTGACTAAGTTTCTAATTACAAGACCAGCACCTAAACCAGCTAATGCATTACGAACATTAAATACTGATTGTTTTACCCTATCAAGACTACCTCTAACTTTATTAAGGGCTTGTTGCGATTTATCTTTTGCAACAATATCAATATTTACTCTTTTAGTTGCCATTATTTATTAAGCCTTCTTTGTTGTTCTGCCTTTTCATGTTGTAATTGAAAATAAGCAAGCCACATATTAAACTCTTGAACAGGCATTTGCAATATGTCTCTTACGGACATGTGTAATCGTTCACCTAATGCAAGAACATTAAAAGTGTCTGGATCAGAAACTATTTTTTTTTAAGGTCGGAAATTGTATCAGAAGCCAATATCTGTGTAGACACTCTTGAAATGATGTCAGTATCGGCTTTGATCATAAACTTTGGTTTATGCGAAAGGTCAAACATTTTGTTACCTTCTTGATCTTCAGCTTTGGCAATAATTATATCTACCAATACATTTAAATCTGAATCGTTTGCACCTTTAAATAATCTGGCTTTTTCCTTCATGGTAAAAGGTTTGACATACATTGCCTTATCACCCTCTAAACCCCACTCAGGGACTTCAATTATTTTTACATCAAGCGAATCAAAATGAGATTTGACTCCCTCGAAAAAATCTATCTTTTCAGCCACAAATTATACTGTTGCTTCTGTTATGCCACCAGTAAATTGAAAAGTCAAAGTTCTACTAATGATACCGTCCATTGTTACTCCAACATCTGCGCCTGTTACAATTGCTGTGCCTACAAAATATTTGTCGCCACTTGTGTCGCCTTCTGGGTATAATTCTAAAGTTGCTTCAGTTCCAGAGTTTGCAGCTTCTTGCGCAGTATCAGTTTCGTCAAAATGACATTCAACAGTTGCTGTTGCGTCACCTCGTAATGCTTTATAACTTTTCATTGAATCGCCTAATGCAGTATCTTCAACTGTGTCGTGTGTTTGGTTTAAAGTAAATCCAGTTACCTCACCAACAGTATTTGACCCAAGTTTTACAACACCATTAAGTCCTGTATGCGTTGCCATATTTTACTCCTCTATAAAAGTTGTTTCTTCTTCTTCTAACTGATTTTCTACAATCGGTCTAGTATCTTTTTTTTCTTTTTCAAATAATGAAAAACCTAATAACAAATAGTGATCGACTTGATTGTCGTAAACTTCAATTTCATCTTTTCCATTAGGCCAAATCATCTTTACTCTTTTAGGCATTATGCACTCCCTCTAGTAAATTCGTATAAAACCCTAACAACAAGCCTTATGCCACCGTAGGGAAATATTTCGCCTTCATCGGTATTTGCCTCAATAACTTGTGTATTTAAGGCATTACCATTTCTTGTTATATCATTATCTAATGTTTCCTCAATCACTTCAATAAGTTGGTTTCTTAATGTATCAATATTTGAGTCTGTTCCTTTGACAAACCCAACAATAGAAAAATCTATGTTACCTTGTCTTTTACCGGCAGATACATCACCAAGAGAAAATGGCTCTCTTGTTTCATCACCTGTCTGTATAAAAACTGCAGGAAATTGTGCATTACTTAATTCTTCTGGCTCAAATGGCTCTCTTTTAATTAATTTAAGTTCTATTGGACTTGTAACTGCATCTAGTTTTGTAATTATATCTGCAGCAATATTTTCTCTTTTACTCATCTTATACCTGTTTTATTTAATAAATGTTTGAAAAATATTTGTCGTATCTTTTCTTCGTCTTTTCTACCTATTGCAAAAAATGGTCTTACAACTTTTTTTCTACCAGCACCAAAAAAATCGTGAAATGCTGCTTTTCTATTTTCTTCCGATCTTCTAAAAAATAATTCGCTAGAAAAAGACCGAGTTCTAAATGTGAGCGACCGAAACATACGACCTGTGTCTGTTAGATCAACAAATGATGTTTGTCGTCCTCTCTCTTGCCTATCTCGTTTAGTTGATTTTGCATAAGGCAAAAATCTGCCACCATTTGGTTTTTGACCTTTTTGTGTTTTTTCAGTTATTTGTTTTACACCAAATGCTGAAACTCTTGCCAAACTTTCTTTTATTGCCCTAGGGAATTTTCTTTGAATATTTTTTAAAAAATTATCAATTTCTATTGTATTTGCTTTTATTTTTATATCTGCAACCATTATCTTTGTAAACGCAGTTGATGTATTGGCTCCTTTTCACTTGCTGTTACAGTACCGCTAGAGTCTTCGTCGTATTCAACACCGTCACGTAGAACAGCTTGAAACTCCTCTGCATATTTTTTTGTATAATAATCCATTTGTACTTGAAAACTATCTTTACCCTCGCCTGTGTTTGGGTCTCTAAATTTAGAAAGTTGAGGGAAAATATATTCACCTAATGCTTTATAACAAACTGCACGTCTAAATTGTGCACCTGTTAATTTACTAGAAACCAATTCTAATGAAGTTACTTTTGTTATATCTTTGTATCTAACAGTATGTCTGTATCTTTCCCACCATTCTTCACGAACTTGCCTTATAACATCATCTTCTGCGTGTTGTAATTGTGTGTCAAAATTTGTAATACCAAAACTTGCAATATCTGGTTGATATTCTTGCACATGGCTTAATGCTACACTAAAAACACTTGTTGCCATTATTTTTTACTTTTCTTTTTTGGTTTTTTCTTTTTCGGTATATCTCTGGAAGTATATGCCTCCATTATCTCAAAACCTCTGTTTATCCATACAGTTTTATTTACGTTGTAATCTTCTTTGCTTCTTGTGATAACTTTATCACCTCTTTTTAATTTTACTGTCTCAGTCATAAATACTCTTTTAATTTAAAAAGGGGCAGAATACCACCCCTAATTAATTTAGTTAATTACTGACTCATTTAGCATTTCTATGCCATACGAATCATGTAATTCGCCAACACCATATACTGCTGTTGCAACGATTTCGTCTGCTCTTAACGAAGCATCTCTTTGGCTTTCAATCTTTAGGTCTTGCATCATAGCCAGAGCTAAAGCGTCTTGAGAGAAAATACCGCTTTTACAATTATCAGTATCTGTTGTTCCATCAACATTTGAAGACTCAAATATTTGTACACCAGCAATTTGACCAATAAAGCCAGTTCTCATAGCTTCATTTTGTAAATCACCATTGTTAGGATTTACGAAAGTATTTGTTAGTGATTTTTTCACATTGTAAATTACTTTCGGATTGAATACACCATAATAAGGACCTGGTACATTAGCTTGTCTTAATGTAGCCACAGCCTTGAAAATATTATCAATAGTTAATTCAGTTCCTGCACCACCAATACTTGTTGAAAAGCCATCAAATAAGGCAGTTAAATCTGTGTCTATTTTTTTTGCAATTGCTTCTCCAAAAAGTCTGCCAATGTCTGCAGCAACATCTCTTGGCGCAGAATTTCTTGCCAAGTCCGTTAATGTAGTCATTAAGCCTACTTCTGACGCGGTAATAGTTACCGAAGTCGGATTAATTGCAGTGTTTGAAAGGTCAGTCGCTTCATTTACAGCCGCTGCACTTACTGATGAATAAATCGGCACTTCTACAGATTTTCCACCACCAGCGATTGTATAGTTACGTACCAACCCACGCATGATTGATTGCTCTTGAGCAACAAATAATGCTTCTTGTACAATTTCCGTAAACAGTTCGGATACTGTACTCGAGGTCGTTTCGTTAGCCATAATAATCTCCTATTAGCTTTTGGTTAAATCAATGACAGTTGGCTTACTTCTTCTGTCCTTACGATATGCAGCAAATTTTGCTCTATCTTCAGGCTTTGCCATGTCAAGTGCCCCAATATCAAACGGTTTTGGGTCAACCTTACCCACATTAGCCACACTTCCACTACCCGAAGGAGTTGCGCTTTGAAAGTGAGGATTCTGCGTCAAAAATTCGGAAACAGCTTCATCAATAGAAACTGGTTCACCTTTACCATTATAGCGAGTGTTTTTATTTTCATCAAGTACTTCTACTCTTCCGTCATCATTTAATTTAATATTTGGTTTCAGTAGATCTGCAACTTGTTTTGGATTGATTGCTTTATGTTTTGATGAAGCCTCTAGTAAACTTCCATCAACTTTAATTTTTTCAATTTCACTTTTTAATTTTTGTATTTCAATATTTGATTTTTCTGCTTGATCTTTTAAGATCTGTTCAAATTCACCTTTTTTCTTTTGTTCTTCTATTTTTAATTTATCTTGTTCTTGTTTTAATTTTATTGCTTCTTCTGGTTTCATACCATACTTTTTTTCAAGTGAATGTGTAACTTGACCAATTTTATTATTTAATATTCTGTCTAAATCTTCTTGAGTAAATGCATATTTTCTTTGCGTTTCTTCTTTAACTTCTTTTGTTTCTTCTTTTTTTTCTACAACTTCCTCTTGAGGTTGTTCAGTTTTATTTTCATCTGCCATTGTAGCTCCTTTTAAAAAAAATATTATATATTAATTAAAAATCATCTGCAACAGGCAACCAAGTATGTCTGCAACGGTACCCACCTCGTACAGTAAACGGATCACCTTCAGATTTGCCTGTCCATTGACCAGCCCAGATTTCTCGTATTCTTGCCTCTGTATATGTTTTATTTAAATGCTTTTTGCAATGATCTCGTGAGTCTCTAACCAATGTGCCTGTATATTTGAACTTTTTCAGTCCTGCCTCTTTTGCCTTGAACACAGTAAACTGTCCATCAAATTGCATAACAGAGTCATGTGCTAATTGACTTGCGTATGTTGACATTGGCCGACCTCTTCTATCAACTTCACCTGTAATGATCCCTCTAATATCTTTGACCATTTCATTGAAAGGTTTGCCAGCAATAGCATTTTGATAAACATTGGCAGATATTTCATTAAGGTATCTGTTTGCCAAATCATCAAAACCTGCAAACTGTTGAAATTTTAGTTGTGTAATTGTATCTCTATCAATTTGTGTAAGTGTTTTAAATTTAGCTGGTATACTTAATGTACCAAAATCTTTTAAAAATTCTTTAACAATATTATCGTATTCACGCACAAAACCATCTGCTGTTGTTCTGTATGTTTCATCAATAAATCTGCGAATATCATTACGAAGTGCAATAGAAATTTTTGTATTTAAAAGTTCACTATCACCTTTTCTGTTTGCTATTTCAGAAACAATACGAATTTCTAAATCTTCTAATGTTCTTTTAATTTGTGCTTCGTGCTTATCAGCTAATTTTTCTACAAATTCTTGACGAGACATTATACATTAAAACCTTTTTTCCATGATTGTATTGCCCAATAAACAGGTTGTAATGTAACTTGTCTACCCTTTGCTCTCATTCGTTTTAATGTTGCCCCATGTCGTGCAAGAAATGATCTCTGTCTGGCAGGATTGTTTTTTTTTATCTTCATCGAGGGATCGCCGAAACGAACTAGTTTAACATTGCCTGTTTTTTTGTTTTTTACATATACACCAAACTTTCGTCTTTCCCCTGATGTACGAAATGGCTTATTTAATTTGACTTTTCTGCCTTTGTATTCAGCCATTATTTTTTTCTACGTTTTCTGCGTAAATCCAAATCGTGTTTTCTTGATCCCCTTAAAAAACTGTTTACGCGTGCCATACTCCACGCAGCCATAGGTATTTTTGGTCTAGAGCCAGAACTTAAAAATGCACCTTGCCCTCTACGATAAACTTTTGCCAATGTTCCGTATGTATATCTTTTTGAAGCTTTTGCTTTCTTACGCAAAGATGCTTTTACTTGTGCTGATAAAGGTCTTCTACGAACAGCCATTATGCTTTGGTCCTTGCCCTCAATAATGATCTTGGAATAAATGCACCAGATTTATACAAATTTGAAACTCTTTTTATCAAGCTAGCCCTTCTTGATCTTTTGCTTCCTTTTAGTCCTGATAGATACTTTTTTGGTAGCCCTGAGTCCTTGTCTTTTGGTACTTTTCTTTTTTTCTTTTTTTTCTTTTTTGCCATTATTCTTCTTCTTCAGTTTCAGGAATATTAGTATTGAATTGCCCAATCGTACTGGAAGAGCTATCAATCTCATTATTAATTGAATTAATTGCTTCATCATCATCTACTACTGCCTTTGCTATTTGTTTGTCAATTTCTTTTGTAAAAGTTTCTGATTTTACACCACTTGCTTTTGCCATTTGCAAAAATTGTAAATCGCTTGCATAATCTCTTAAATCAAATGTATCTGGGTAATTTATTTCGCCTTCAAATACTTTATTTTGCCATAATGCAAACAATGACCATATTTGTTCTTCTGTATTTTCTAATAAATCTGCCTTTTCTGAAAGTCTTGAATTTAATAATTGAAACTCAGTTTGCAGTGCAATGCCAGAGTTAATTGTTTTTTCAGTTGCTCTTACTGATCCCATGTGTGTTATTCTATTAATTGAGTCAACTTTCATTTGTATATTAAGCATGATTGCCTCTAAAGATTGTGAGTCTGGCTGTATAATGTATGGTTTTAAATTAGGTTCCATATCTTCTGGCATTTCAATAATAGAGCCAGCACCGGCACTTGCCTCAACATTTGGTGTTTTAACTAAACTAGGGTGGTTTGATAATCGTATTAATTGTTCTATTTCAGAATAATCGTTGTAAATTGACTGTTGTAATTCTGCAACATCTTGTAAATCTGATACACCTATTGCTCTTCTTGCAGATTTTTGATTATATAAAATTACAGCTGGTATTTTACCAATTGCATTTACTTGTTCTGAAATTAAAACAGGTTTTGCAGTCGAATATTCTTTTAAATAATCATCAACCCTGTATGTTGTTATTTCTTCTGGTGTATAAATTTTTACTGTTGCACTATCAACTTGTAAATCCTCTATAACCGTAAGTTCTGTAAGATAAAATTTACCATTTTCTGCTCTTTCATATTTCCAATTGGTAACATTTTCTGGTGTGTAAATAGACATGTATGGTCGTATGTCTTGTGAAAGTTCTTGTGCTCTTGTTTGCACATTTGTATCTGGTTTATCTATGATTGCCCAACAATGACCATAAACTGATGCATGTTGTTGCATTTCTTTTATAACATTTTGAAAACTACGACCTTCTAAGTCTGCGTCTTTTAAAAATGCATCTAAAGCAACATCATCTTGTA